TTCACCTAATGATCCTGCTGCTGTTGCTACTTTATCGCTCCATTCATAAAGCCCTATTGCCATACCTTCGCCACAGAATGCACCAATCTTCATGAAATCTTTCGATGGTGACTGCGAATCAACGGATGCTTTAGTCGCTTGTTTAGCTTTAGCACCTATTGCAGCTGCTGATTTAGCTATAGCAGCAAGTGCCTCATTATTTATTAATCCCCTAGCAAATCCTTTAGCACACATTACACCTATCTGCTCGAAGTTCTTGACTTCAAGTTCAAGACCTGAGTAAGCTTTCATACCAAGCATCTTACCAACTGTCTGAGCTTCAGCATACATAGAACGTATACCAGCAAGATAAGCTTCAGCCTGTGTTTTACCCAGCTCCTGGAATTTAGATGTATAGGCATCTATTGCTGCTAGTATTACTTCAATGAAACTATTAACAGCTGTTACAACCTGCTCAGCTCCATTTGTAATATTTTGAGCAAATCCATCAATGCCTGAGGTTGCCAAGTTTTCTAATGATTGTGCAAAATTACTTATCTTAGTTCCATCAACTTTACCACCAGATATAAGTATTAAAGCTTTCATTATTTCTTGAAGCGCTGTACCTATCTGTGATATCTTATCTGGATCGACATTTATAGTGTTTAGATAGAATGTGTAAATAGTAGAACCTATTTTGTCTAAGTTATCACACCAGTTACCCATATACTCTACATTACCGAGCATACCGCTACTGGGATTAATATTATTTGTAGCTTCTATGAGATTCTTCATAGCAGTAGCCATAGGATTCAATGATGAGAAATCTACACCAGTTACCATTATGGCTATATTCTTAAGATATCTAGCCATTGTGTAAACCTCTTCGCCCCATTGATCGGGAGGATTATCACCAACCCACCAAGCTAATACACCGCCTTCATTGGCTATTTCATTACACCTATCAATAAGTGTTTTCATTGCATTAGCCATGGGAGATATGCCACTCCAATCAACACCGGTGATCATGATCGATAAATTCTTAAGGGATCTAGCCATGGAATATACCATAGATCCCCACTCATCAGGATCATTATTACCCCAGAAATCGCCCCATGCTCCACCAGAGTTGCCTATATTATTGCAAGCACTAATAAGAGGTGTTAAAGCTTGTGCAAAAGGTCTTATAGCACTAAAATCAACACCTGTTATACAAATTGCAAGATTCTTAATAGCTCTACCCATTTTGAATATTTGGTCACCCCATACATCAGGGTCATTATTACCAAATATTGCACCTAATGCTCCGCCACTATTCGGTAAATCTTTTGACATATCGACCAGATATCCCATAGCTTCCGTTACGGTTTTAAATGCTGCTGGATCTTTTATATCTTTAGTAGCTTCTGCAAATCCAGCAAGACCTTCACCTAGTTTCTTTAGTGTCCCTGCAAAACCACCATCTTTACCAAATACTAAATTATGAAGATCATTAACTGGTTTCATACCAAAATCTGTAAATGTACTTATGAAGTCAGCAGTCATTACGGTTCCTATGACTTCAGTTAATGCCTTAGCTGAGGTTGCCATATCTGGTGTAATCTGTTTTATACCATCAAAGAAACCTTTAGCATTAGTCATAAATGCTGAAAGATTAGTACCAAGAGAAGGTAATAAACTAATTACAGCTTCTCCTATTCCTTCAACAATACCACCGAAGAATTTACCTATTCCTTCTCCGATAGATCCTAATTTATCACCACCATCTTTAAGAGCATCATTGTCAGCTAACTCATGTAATCCGGTGAGCAATAAACCGAGATCCACTACTAATGCATCCATAGCTAAAACGCCAGCTACAGCAAATGGTGCCGCTAAGCCAACTAAAGTAACTACAGTCATTAGTTCTTCTAATGCTTTAAATGTATTTACTATAGCTTCAACTGAAGCTGTTAGTCTATTTGGATCGCATTTTGATAATCTCTCTAATGCTTCTACAACATAGTGAAGTTCTACAAGAGCTTCAGCTATCATAGCAGCTGCAGCAAATACTCCTACTCCAGCTACAGCACCAACGGCAGTTGTTATTGCCATACATATACCAATGGCAAGCATGGTAATTGCTATGGCTATAGCGGCTCCTATTAGTTTATCTGGATTGTAACGTTGAAGAACCATCAATGCAAATACAACCCCAGCAAGTAATACAAGTGCTTCGATTACCATGCCTATTGCTGGGATTACACCAGCTCCAGCGACAGCGCCAACTGCTGTTATTATTGCCATTGTACCAGCAAGTGCCAACATAACTATCCCTATAGCTGCTGCGGCACCTAGTAAATTCTTCCAATCATACCCGGCGCAAAGAGATAAAGCGAAACCAATAAGTATGGCAGCTAATGCTCCAACTATTAATGATGCTACGTTTGCCCCTAATTGATCTGGCCTAGTAGGAACCATACTCATTATTTTGATTGCACCAGCTAATGCTAAAAGTACACCAGCTATTGCTCCACCTGCTGCTAATAATTGTTTCCAATTAAATCTTGCAGCAATCCATAATGCACCAGCTATAACGGCAATTGCTAAACTTCCTAGTAAGAATAGACCAATCTTCTTTATGTCTATATCTTCAGCTTCACCGATCATACCAAATACTTTACCATAAGTATAAAGTACAGCTGCTATTGATGCACCTGCAGCAAGTATTCCAGACCAAGGTTTATCTGCTAACCAATTAAGTAATGCAGCTATTATAACTAATGATGCTACACCGGCTGCAAATACCTTAAGCATGTCACCTGGATCGGCTTCACCAACACCACCAAGTTCTTTAAACACTTTACTCAAAGCCAACAATACCATACCCATTGATATAGCTGCGGCTAGTAACTTAATCCAGTTCTTATCTGCTAAAAACCAAAGTGATCCAGCTATTGCAACTATTGCTCCTATCATAGCAGCTACTGTTTTCCAGTCACCACTTATGTTTGAAGCTGCTGCCATAGCTATCGCTAACACAACAAGTACTGAACCTAAAGCTAAAGCGCCTTTAAGAAGTGCAGGACCAGGAAGTAATGATAAGAATGATATAGCACCAACTATAGTTCCTATCATCAAGCACATGGCAACAACTGTAGCAGCTGAGCCAAGTCCTTTAATATTACTTGCACCTGCTAATGCTATACTTAAAGCTATAAGTACTCCAGCTAGTGCTAATACACCTTTTAGTAATTTCTTTGGCTGAAAATCTTCTAATGCTTTCAAAGCGGCTAAAGCAGCACCAATAAATATACATATAGCAATTACAGTGCCTACAGCTTTTAATCCGCCACCTTGACCAGCTATTCTAGATGCCAATCCCATTACCAACAATATACCCATTATGCCTATAAATACATCTGTTAGTAATCTGGCTCTTTCTTTCCAGTTCTTAGGCATATCCATTGCCATGAGCTCTTTTATTGCATACGTGCAAGCAAGAATCATTCCTATGGCAGATACTAAAGGAAGAGCGGACAATGATCCACTCTTAGTATAATTTAATCCACCTTTGCCTATTTTGAATGATGAGAAACCATCTGCTATTCTGTTTGCTATAGCAAAGACAACCATTAGACCCATTACACCAAGAATTACATCACGTAACAAAACTAATCGATCTTTATAGTTAGCTGGCAGTTTCATAGACATTATAAGATTTAATGCCCCGATTACAGCTAATATAGCCAAAGACATTGCAAATATACCGGCGCCAGCAGCTGCAAATGCAAGCATGCCCTCTTTTAATTTCTGCCCAATTAAACTAAATACCAGAATAATAGATAAGATTGCTCCACCGATTACAGCAACAATACCAGCTGCATTCTTAATATTGCCAGTCTTATCATTATCTAACATCCTAGACAATAGATATATAGCACCGACTATTATGCCTATAGATAAAGCAAATTCTATTGCCATGGCTCCTATTGATCTTAATATCATAGACCATTTTAAACCTTTTACAAAGTTATTAAGTGCTTTACCTAGTTGAGATACTGCATTATTCAACGCACTTGCTGCTGTCGTTACGGTCTTTGGAGCAAATGACATTGCAGTTAATGCACCCATTATTATAGCAACCATTGAACCTATTGCTATTGCTGCTGGCTTTAATCTTTCAGGCTTTATTATTGATAATACGAATATTGAGCCAGCTATCATAAGAATAGCCTTAGACATTGCTTCAACATTCTTTATGTTTATCTCATTTGTGTATGCGTCTACTGCTTTTCTAACTGATTTTAAGGTCTTTGGTAACTCCATTAAAACAGCTCCACCGCCGTTTAATATACTTGATATTCCACTGAGCATCTTACCTATCTGGAAGAAAACCCATAAGAATCCGCCAGCACCAGTGTAAGCTACTACATCTCTGTTGCTAAATAACGGAGCTATGTTACCCTTAAACCAGTCTACAAATTCATTTCCTTTTCCTATAATTTTGTTTATCCCAGATTCTGCATCTGAGAAATCGAAGAATTTTACAATCTTATCTTTTAAATCTTCAAGTTTAAGTACTGTATTAGCAAAATCTTCAAATACCTCACCAAGTGATTTGAAGTCTGCTTGTATGGCTGACAAATCAAATATTGATAAGTCGTAGGCCATAACATCGAATATATCTGCTATTTTATCAAGATAAGTTTTAGCCCAATTTGGAAGAGCATCATATATAGACTGTCCAAATGCATCAAAAGCCGATGCTACCGAATTCACAACATCTGCTAAATTAAATCCTTTTATAGCATTATAAATATAACCGAATCCAGTTTCAATAAATCCAGCAGCAGTCTTAATTCCCCCACCAATGGTATCTATTGCTTTTTGGACCATTTCTGATTTATCAAGAAACTCTGAGAATTTTTCTAATGCCGCTCCAATTGAATCTATTAAATTATAGAATCCATCCCCTAAGTCATCTAAAGCTATACTACTTGGTTTTATTACATTTGCAAGTCTAGCAAATACTTTAACAACCGATCCAACGACTTTAAATATACCAGTAAATAAATGTCGTATTTTGGCCATCTGACTAGGAAGTGGATTGAATGCTAATACAAGATTAGGAAGCTTTTCTATAAACTTATAAAGGCTTATAAAATTCTCTTCGGTTAAAAATACATCTTTAAATGCTTGACCTATAGGTTTTAATACATTGCCTAGTGCGACGAATGCATACTTTACAGTCATTACAAGATTGTAAAAAGCATCAAATGGTGTATAAAAATCACCCTCAACCATCTCATGCATACCAGTTCCAATTTCTTGGATCTGATGATGAGCATCTGTATGTAATCGCTCAGTTCCGTCCGCTAATTTTTCAACCCATGTATTTGCAATATCGAAGTTTTTAATTAGAGGAGTTAAACCTTCTAAAATCCTATTAACCCATCCTGTAAACTGTGCTGATATACCATCAAATACATGTAATGCTTTATTAAATTCATTTATCTTTTCTCTTATAGCATTAAGAAATTGAACTAATGGTCCTTCCTGCTGTATTAAAGGAGCTATAAATTTCTCACCAGTTCTTGCCAATGCTGCAAAAATATTTGCTAATGAACCTGTAACAGTCTTATTTGCATCTTTTGCGTGTTCGCCAAATAATGTTCCCATTCCTTCAGCGAATAGATCAAATGTTATCTTGCCTTTAGATACCATGTCTCTAAAGTCAGCTTCAATTATTTGTCTTCCGCCTGTTATTTGCTTTATTAATGATGCTACATTTTCACTAGCTTCTATACTGCCATCATTTACACCATTAAAGAATTTAGTCATAGCAGCTGCAGCATTCATTCCTCTGAAACCTAATTGGTTCAACTGATCTGCCATTACACGGCCATTACCTGCTACAGTTGTAAATATCTGTGCAATACTCTCATAATCTTGATTTGTTGTTGCCGCAACACCTGCTATTCCTTTTAAGGCATTCTCCATTTGTTTACCAGACTTCAAACCAGAGGCTGCAAACATAGATGCCGCTTTTGCTGCTACATCATATGAGTATGCAGTTCCATTAACTGATTCTCCAGCCTGGTCCATTATGGCTGTAACTTCTTTTTCGTCATCGATTATGCCCTGCAACTGAAAACGAGCATTTTCGATGTTCATTGCTCTCTTTATACCACCGCTAACTATCTTGTTAATAACGGTTGAGATTCCTTTTGATAGTCCTCCCATTAAACCATCAGTGATATTTTGAATTACTCGCATACCAACTATTCCGAGAGTTGAAAACCTCTTAGACAACATCTCGACATTGTTTGATAATTGGGATAGATCTATCTTATTTGCTTTTTTTTCAAGATCATCTAATGCTTTTGTGCCATCATTTTTCTTTATTGCATCTTTTAATTTAGTCAAGGTGCTGAGAGACTCTCTAACACCGCTTTCAAACTGTTGGTTGTCAAAACGTAACTCAACAACTTTTTCATCAATAGTTTGGCTCATGATGTGCTAGTAACCTCCTTCCAAGCAGCCTCTGCTAAATCATCAATTATAGGTTGTATTGCTGGATTGATGTAATCTCTTCCAACTACATATCCACCATTTCTTGTACCATGACCATACTGAAGAATCACGGCTATGTTAACTCCCTTATTTACATTGGAATTGGTCCAAATAATTGAGAGCGAGCCTTTTGATTCTTCTATCTTGTATGACCATGATGATGCTGTTTTTCCCGTTCTTACTGGAGTAGCTGCCGATAAAGCCTGAACTCCTAACTGCCCATACTTATGTAATACAGACATATAATCTCTACCTAGAGACTTCTCTAAGTAATGTTCGAGAGTATTGAAATCTCCTCTAGATGATAAATGGAGCATAATTGTACTCCTTATTTTATCTTAAACTTTTTAAGTAATGCACTCGGTGATGTGTTGTTCGATATAGCATTAGCAGCACTTTTAACTTTATTCCATACTTTATTTATAGCACTACCAGTATTAACACTCACATTTTTTACTTTATTTACACCATTATCTATTGCTTTCTTAGCAACATTTGTTTTATATGGTGGTGTATACTGTATAACCTCTTTATTAGTACTTGTATATGGTGGCGAATACTGAGTAATGGATTTGATTTTGGTTACAGTCTTATTCGACGGGCTATAATTGTATTTATCAGGTGTATTTGTCTCTACAACTGTATCTTTTGATACTGAATTCTTAGAAAGTTCAAGGTTATCAGTTCTTAAATAACCATCTGGATAACCTATAATTCCATCAGATGATCCCTGTACCATATATTGATCATATGGCATTATCTTTCCGCTTTGTCCATCATATATCATTACTTTTCCATTTTCTACTTTATAAAAAACATCGTGTCCACCCACAGTATATGAATAATATGGATTATTTTTATCAGTAATAATCCAGTTCAATGTCAAATGCCCATATGTACCATTACCTTCACTGGTTATCATTTTTTGTATAGTTGTATCTCTTCTTTTTCTATCACTCCCTACTTTTAAATTTTTCTCAAGAATCCCACTATCTTTAAATCTATTATGAGGATCAATAGAATAATCTGGATTCCATATACTAGGAACTTCAGCAAATTCAACTGGGTTTCCACCTTTAGTTTTATACCACGTCGCTATATCTCTAACTGTTGTATCTCGACCAGTGCCTTTAGATATCCAATCTTGTCTGGAATTGGCCCTTACATCTATTTTTCTTTCTCTAAGATCCATAGCATATGTACAAAGTGCACAATTCACATTGTCCTTTGCTATTTCATTCACTACTTTGACATTGTCTTTTGTCATGAATTTATCTCTCTTTGATGTTCCATTATTTGTTGCTATATTCTTCTGAAATGTTGCAACTTGAACATCTACTCCAGATTTATTTCCGCTATCTTTATTACGTTTTTTAATAGTTTGTTTAGTAACACCATTACTATTTCCATAAATCTGTCTGCCAGCTCTGGGATTCTTTCCACTCCCCCAAGCATATCGACCGGATCCACGTCCAGTCTTTGAGTGTAAGTGATCAACACCATAATGCATCATATCATCTGATGTTGGTGATATCATGTATAACATACTTACCTCCCATATTTATCATAGTATGCTTGACTAAATGCGGCTCGTTTAGTCTGTGTATTAAGCCCCTGATCCGCCGGTTTCTCATACTGAGTCAAAACCAAAGTGGAGGCGTCTCTTACTGTCTTAGCTGCATTTAGTTTTGGTATCAAACCTTTTATCTCAACAAGAACAAATTCCAGTTGCTTATTGAGGTTATCTATTTTAAAACCTTTACCAACCGTAAAGTCATATAAAGCCTGTTTTCTACTCCAGAATGTCCACTGAGCAAGCCCATAACCAGCTTTATCTTTTGAGAATGAATCTCTAGAATATACTTTGTTATTAACTATTGCTGTATATTCTTCATCAGATAAATTGAACTTCTTATTATAGCTGTTCTGAAGATTGTTAGGGTTTAGACCAGATTCAGCATATAGATTCCCCATAAGTCCAGCTGTGGCTATTGGTGTAAGACCTTTACTCCTTAAGAAATCCCATATCTTTTTAGAGTTGTCTTTTTCAATAATTGGTTCATTTTGAATATTTTGTACTACACCTTTTAATGCTCTATTAACATCAGCTGCGATCTTAGGATGCAGATTGTATAGATAATCTCCAGGACATGCTTTTGGTGCGAACCATCTATGTACAGTCATGTTCTGCTCTTCTACTTTACCTATATATCGTCTATCACCCTTCCACTTCAGTTCTTTTATTCCATTTCTCTGACATATATCGATTAAAAGAAGAATCAAGGATTCATAGGCTTTATCTGATATATGCCATCCTGTTTCTGCACCACCATCATTTGCTACTTCTATAGTAACGGCACGGTTATCATTTGCTGAGTTAGAAGTGCACCAACTACGGTCCTTCTCCTCAACATACATCCCAATCCGTCCATCCGTTCCTATTCCATAGTTAGATGATGCTTTACGGTTTTTATCTGAAAACAGTTTTCCACACTGTTCTATAGTCAAATTTCCAGCCATGCAATGTATAGATATAGTATCTATTGCATGATTTCTTGGAGATGTTCTATTAGGACTAATATTAGAATGAGATATTAATTTACTATTGCTCATCTTATTCACCCCCTTGAATGCATCTTTGCTCTCCTCTGAGCATTTAATGATGATCGTTGCATAGCTTGTTCTTTCTTACCCATCTTTGTGTTATCATGCTTTACATTTATCACTCTTATTAAGGTAAGTAACTGATTTAAATGCCATTTCTCAAACTGGATTGGAACGTTAAGTTCTATCATCCAATAATAAATGATCTCAGCAGTTATTACTTCTTTCTTCTTTTTATTCCCCTGTTCTTTTGTATCTGTAAACCAAGTAGCGGTCATTGGATCTTTTATGTATTCAGTTACTTTCTTAATATTTTCAACAGACATATATCTGAATACATTTGGATCTACATTCTGTGTCATATTCATACACTCAATGTAATAAATCCATTGTTCTGACGTTTTATTATTATCGTCATCTAGAAAAGGTATGTGATATTTTTGTTCCCATTTTTTAAGGGAGATTAATGAGTGCTCCAACTGAAGCGTTGTCTCTTTTACGTTAACGAACTCATTGCGATCGCTATCGAATCCCTCAAATGGTTCTATATGTAATATTAATGGCATCTCACTAATCTCCCATACAAACTTAAACTGTCTGTCTATTTGCTATTTCCGGCACCTTATCTTTTACAATCTCCGGAATCTGATCCGGATGCTCAGTTATGATCTTATTAACCTCATCGGCAAGATCTGAGGGTATTACCTTATTAAAGAAATCGGCTGCCTTCTTTGAATCGCTTATAAGTTCCATAAAAAGAACATCATAAGCCGGACTATACCTGAAACGATCTTTTACTTCCTTTGACTTTATGAATGTTCTGCCATCCAGTGATTTCTCACCATATGCTTCCATGATCAGGAACTCAAACTCATTGACCATGTCCCTGGCATTCTCAGTCTCTATCATCTTCTTCAAGACAGAATCGATCGTGTAGTTTCCATTTGTTGTGAGCCATTTGATAAGTTCTGATTTGCTAAGATTGAACATGAATTCATCTTCTCTCTCCTGGCCATTGAAATCTGTATACTTAATTTTCTTGATTAACATAATATTCTCCTTTCATTTTGAAATAAATGCAGGGTAGCCAGCCCATCTCCCTGAATACTACCCCGCACTTATCATCTAAAAAGTATTAACCAGCTGCAAAGATCCTCTTAACTTCATCAGGAAGAGGCAGATAAGCATCTGTGCCACCAACAGGTGAAGCTGAGCTTGATCCATCTGTACCATAGAGCTTATTTTCAAGAGTGGTAAGCTTCTCAGAATCTACCTTTGTAGAATCGATCGTGATAAGAGATACAGGCTTATAACCATCAAGAGTTATAGGTGTGGTTGTGATCTCCCAGCTGAATGTGATTGCCTCAGGGCTATCATTAACTGTCTGATATCCCCTCTCTGAAGGAGAAGCTGAGCAACCATATACCAGATGAAGCTTATAACCCTTGCTATCGCCATCCACATCATTACCGATCCTGGTCCTATATGAAAGACCAAACTTCTTCCTCTCCTGCTGTCCAATCTT